GAAGCTTACTCTTGGTCTATTTGATAAGTTTACCTGGGACTACTTGCACACTGGTGGCAAATTGATGGTTGCAGAGGGTTACTTAGAGAAAGCTCGTATCCAAGCTGCTAAAGAAGGCAAACCATTTGATGAGACTAAAGCTCGTAAAGAGATCTCTAACTTTGTCAATGACTCCTTTGGTGGTTTGAATTGGTTTGAAGCTGCTACGTCTGCTCGTACTGAAATGGGTAAACGTATTGCTATGGCTGCATACAACCCTGCTGGTCGTAGAGCATTGCAACTAGCATTGTTTGCTCCCGACTGGACTATCTCTACTCTTCGTGCCTTTACTGCTGCTTTGCCTAAAGACCTTAACCCAACTAAGTGGCAACCTGTAGAAGGCATTAAAGGCATGATGGCTCCTACAACCAAAGCAGACTACGCTAGGTTGTATCAGTTTAAGACTGCTTTGACTTACTTCACCTTGTTGAATGCTATCAACATGATGACAGCTAACAGACCTATCTGGGAAAACAAAGATGCAACTCGCATTGAGTGGCCTGATGGTACGTCTATGCAAGCTATGAAGCACGCTATGGAACCGTACCACTGGATTGCTGATCCAGATAAAACTTTGTCTAACAAGTTGGGGTTTATACCAAAAGCTGCTATTGTTGGTATTGGTGGTTTGGAGTACGCATCTCCTGATGCCCCTAAACTAGTTGACCGCAGTGCTATTGGTAGACTAGAAGCTGTAGGTAAAATGGCTGTGCCTTTCCAAGTATCAGCAGCTAGTACTGCTCCTGAAGGAGAAGGTGCTAAGAGAGCGTTACTGGGAACATTAGGCTTCCCCATCTATGGTGGCACTGCCGAACAACGTAAACAACAAAGAGCCGAACGTGAGAAACAACTTAAAGAAGCTGCTAAACGTTACAAAGAGAAGGCTAAGGAAAAAGGTTGGGATCAACAATGAAACTTCTAATCATTGACCAGTTTGACTGTGGCTTCTCTATGGACTTGGCTATCAAGTCTGCTGCTTATGGTCATGAAGTACGTGTGTACATGCGTAACAACTTTGATGGTAGCCGTTGTGAGAACGGTGATGGTATGGACTGTTTCAAGAAGGTAGCTGATTGGGAATCCAGTATGAACTGGGCTGACCTTATCTTTGTTACTGATAACAGTCGTTACATCCAGAAGCTTGAGAGCTATCGTCGTAAGGGTTATCCCATCTATGGCTGCAATGTAGAGGGTGCTCGTTGGGAACAAGATCGGGAGTACGGAGCTGCTGTTTTTGAGAGAGCTGGTATCCCAATTATTCCTACCATGAAGTTTTCTAAATACGATGAGGCTATTTCTCACGTTCTTAGTAACAAAGACAAACGCTTTGTGTCTAAGCCTATTGGTGACGGAGACAAGGCTCTTAGCTACTGCTCTAAAGACTGGCGAGACATGGTGTTCATGTTGAACAAGTGGAAGAAGAGCAACGCCTATGACGGTGACTTTGTTCTCCAAGAGTTCCACGCTGGATCTGAGATGGCTGTTGGTGGTTGGTTTGGTTTGGGTGGCTTCTCTAAACACTTCCTTGAGAACTGGGAGTTTAAAAAGCTAATGTCTGGTGACTACGGTCCTGCTACTGGTGAGCAAGGTACTGTTATGCGTTACACCCAGAAGTCTTTGTTGGCTGACAAGGTTCTTAAACCCCTTGAAGACTTTCTTCACGGCATTGGTTACTCTGGCTACATTGATGTCAACTGTATCATTGATAATAAGGGTAATCCCTGGCCTCTAGAGTTTACTACTCGTCCTGGTTGGCCTCTGTTCCAGATCCAACAAGCTCTTCACATTGGTGATCCTGTGCAGTGGATGCTTGACTCTCTTGATGGTAGAGATACTCTTAAGGTTAAAGAAGACATTGCTTGCGGTATTGTTGTATCTCAACCTGACTATCCCTATAGCAACGTTAAGAAGAAGGAGAACACTGGGTATCCTATCTTTGATTTGACTATGGAAGATGCTACTAAGAACATCCACCTGTCAGAAGTTAAAATGGGTTTTAGTCCTGGTAAAGACGGTAAAAACACCGAGCCTTGCTTGGTAACTGCTGGTTCTTATGTGTTGACTGTCTCTGGTGTCGGCAAGACTGTTGATGATGCTAAGTGCAAAGCATACGATACGTTCAAGAAGAAGATCCACATGATCAACTCTCCTATGGTACGAGATGACATTGGTGAGAAACTTGAGAAGATGTTGCCTGAACTGCAAAAGAACGGCTATTGCAAAGACGTTAAGTACAAGTAATCATGGCTAACCCTAACACCCCCATACCACAGTCTCCCATTGGGGAGAATTTCCAGTGGAGAGATTGGTTCCAAAGACTTAGTAACCGAGTCTATGGATCGTTGTCTTCTCAGAACTCTAACGGAGTGGACATTACTGGTGGGACTATTGACAACACAGCTATTGGATCTAAGACCCCCTCTACGGGGTCTTTTACTAGCTTAAAGCTAGGTGCTCCCCTTGATGTTGAGTACGGTGGTACTAATGGGTTTGCTATACCTAGAGCTGGTGCTGTAGCTTATGGTAATGGTGGTGCTTACGCTTTCACAAGTGTCGGTACTTCTGGACAAGTACTGACATCTAGAGGTAGTGCTGCTCCTGTTTGGTCTGCTGCTGCCACTGGTACTGTCACTAGTGTTGGTCTGTCACTGCCATCTATCTTTAGTGTTAGTGGCTCTCCTGTTACTAGTAGCGGTACTCTTACTGGTACTTTTAACACCCAGGCTGCTGCTTTGGTGTTTGCTGGCCCTGCAACTGGTAGTGCTGCTACTCCTACATTTAGAGCTTTAGTTGCTTCTGATTTACCTTCTTTACCTTACGGTACTGGTACGGTTACATCTGTTAGTGGTACTGGTACTGTCAATGGTATTACGTTGACTGGTACAGTTACAACTACTGGGTCATTAACATTAGGGGGAACCCTAAGTGGCATATCAAACAGTCAGCTTACGTACTCTAGTATTACGGTCAATGGTACTAGCATTGCTCTGGGTGCTAGTGGATCGATTACTGCCGCGAATCCCTACGCCCTTACTATTGGTACTGGACTTTCTGGTTCCTCTTATATCGGCTCATCTGCAGTAACAATTGCTCTAGCCAATACAACTGTCAGTGCTGGTAGCTATACCTATGGTTCGTTTACTGTTGATGCTCAAGGTCGATTGACTGCAGCATCTAGTGGTACAGCTCCTGTTACTTCTGTTGCAGCTACAGCTCCTATTGCTAGTAGTGGTGGTACAACTCCAACCATTTCTATATCCCAAGCTACAACCAGTACCAATGGTTATCTAAGTAGCACGGATTGGAATACGTTTAACAACAAACAGCCAGCGGGTACATACGTAACCTCGGTGTCTGGTACTGCCCCTGTTGTATCGTCAGGCGGCACAACACCTGCTATCAGTATGGCTGCAGCTAATGGCAGCACTAATGGTTACTTGACCTCAACTGATTGGACAACCTTTAACAATAAGCAGCCCGCAGGTACGTATGTTACGTCTGTATCTGTAGCTTCTAGTAATGGGTTTGCTGGTACTTCTAGTGGTGGAGCTACTCCATCGTTAACGTTGTCCACAAGTATTACTGGCTTGTTGTATGGCAATGGTACAGCTTTAGCTGCTGCAACTATTAGTAGTCCATTAGCCTACTCTGCTGGTACATTAAGTATTGGTCAGGCTACAACATCTACTAATGGCTATTTAAGCAGTACTGATTGGAACACTTTTAATAATAAGCAACCTGCTGGTTCTTATTTGACTGCTGTTACTGCTGATGCTCCTCTGTCTGGATCTGGGACATCTGGTAGCCACTTGGTTATTTCCCAAGCTACTACTAGCACTAACGGGTATTTGTCTTCTACAGACTGGAATACATTTAATAACAAACAAGCTGTATCCACACCTGTTACCATCTCTGCTAGTACGTACAGTGTTGGTACAACAGACCTATGGCTTATCAACAACTATGCGGGTACGTGTACTCTTACACTTCCTGCAGCATCAAGTTATTCAGGAAGAGTTTTAAATGTTCAAAACTATCAAGCTTACACTGTTGTGTCTGCTTCTAGTAACGTTGTTTCTATTAGCGGTGGTAGCGCAGGTACGGCTATCCTTAACGCTATAGCCGGTGATAGATGTACACTTGTATCTAACGGCACTAATTGGTTGATTACTGATTACACACCTAACAACATTCTTCTGTTGAATTAATATGCAAATCTCTGATGAAGCCCTGCAGTTTGTTAAAGACACTCTGGGGTTTAGAGCTAGACCCTACAAGAACACCAAGAGTCAGCTTTGCATAGGTTATAACCACGTTATAGCCCCTGGAGATGGGGTTGCTGATAACGACATCATCAACGCCCATAAAGCAACAAGCCTCCTGTATGAAGACATACAGAAGGCTCTTGTTGGTGTAGATGTTCCTAAGAACATCACACAGGATGAGTTTGATACCTTAGTACTCAGTGAGTTGCTTTGGTAGCTACTTCTTGTTGCCAAGCTCGGTGAACCGACTTAAGAAGTTGTTCTAGATCTTGGATCTTTTCGTAAGCTTCAATAGCAAACTGTTCTAAATTCTCCCTTTGCCAAAGGGTAAAGTCTGTATGTTGAAAACTCTTTTGTGGCATAGAGTCAGCGATATTCATTTCAGTCCTTAAAGTGTTGGTTAATAAAAGTTAACTATCTCTTCCTAGCTCGTGTTTCATTTGCATCCACTCTGGAGGGCATAGGCGCATCTGGTGGGGGTGTTACTATAGCCCATAGACGTATCCAGCGGTTGTTAATACGTGTCCAACTAATAATATAAGTATCAGGCATACGATTTATTGTTGTTGCTACTGACTTAGGTTTGAGGTCTAAGTCTCCAGCAATAGTCTTGACTGACATACCCCCCGTAAATTCTTGGAGGTAAGCTCGTAGCCTCTTAGTGATAGCTGGCATTATGTGTTCTTTTCCTTGAGTTTGGCTTCGATGTCTTTGGCAAAGTCATCCATCCATGCGCCATAAACAATTCGCCATTCAGCAGATAGTAGTTTTAAATCTTCCTCTGTAAGCCCAACCCATGTGCGCTGTGGTGACAACATTTTTTGAACATCCCCACACATTACTTTGATTGCGTTGTAGCCTTCAGGATCATTGTTGTCTGCAAGATCATAAGCCTCTTGCATAATCCTGATTCTGATGGGTTCAAAGTCTTTGTTGCTTATCCACCCCACAGGCTCCTGCACAGGTGCTGCAAGGGCTTGCTTAATGGCGGTGATTGCTTCATCGCATATACGCAAGCCTTTGCGCTCTGCTTCTGCATACATTTGCATAGCTTCCAGCGCCTCAAGCGCCATGCGTAGGACTTCGTTTTTAGTCATGTGTTCTCCTTACGTTGTACGTGAGAAGCTAGCAGCCACTTGTCACCAAGGAACTTGACAGACCTAACCCACTGACGTTGGTTGTGCCTATTGGTTTGGGTTGATACATAGGAAGTGTTAAACAATTCTCTTACGTGTTTAAGCATTCGTGTGTTCATTTTTATCTACTCTCTCATAGAAAAATACAATGTCTAGGTTGTAATCTTTAGCAGTTGTTTGCAGAACCTTTTGGATCTGTTTCTCCTGCTCTTCTTTAGCCCACTTCTTTTGCATAGCATTGATGAGCTTGTTGTTTTTGGTTGCTGCTTCTGCTGAGATCTTCATACAGGTTTAATCGTTATGGTGTGGTCGTCTTCAACTGTTTTAAGTTGACCTCTATGGATACCCAACAACATGATTGCTGTTGTGTTCCTGTAAGCTATGTATTTAGTACTTAGAGTGAAGTACAAATATACAAACACTGCTAGTGCTACTAATAACACTACTTCTAGCAAAGTAAATTCAATCATATATACCTCTGAATAAATTCCATCCAATGCTCGGTGTTAGAGAACACACAAGCATCAAGACCATTCTTAGCTGCCCAATCTAAATAAGATGTCTTACTCTTCTTAGATAGCCCTTGGTTACGCTGCAACACGTAGAGAATAGTTACCTCTGGGTGCTGCTGCTTTAACAGCACAGCTTTCTTCCTGTCAGCTCCTGTCCATAGACCTTTGGTTTCTATGTAGACGTTATTAGTAACAGTAAAATCTGGTGTGTATGTGTGGTTACTTGCCGGTATTACGTACTTGATCTTGTCTTGTTCGTAGGCAAGGCTCCATCCCTTTGCTTCGCAAGCGGTTTGGAAACGTTGTTCTAAACCACTGCGGTACGCTGAAGGGTTATGTTTTTTTGGTCTTGGCATTACGCTCTTCTCTTACTTCCATGAACACTTCTGCCCAAGCAAAGCATACGCTAACAACTTCGTGAGAGGTTGTATCTCGTCGTGCTATTGCTTTACGGGTTGATTCTGCATTAGCTAGCTCTGAAAGCATAGCTACAGCAACATACTCTTTCATGGTCATGTGCTGCATGTTGATGTCTGTTGTCATTTCAGTTCCTCCGGCAGTTCAACTTCATCTCCCAGCTTGCTTGCGACATAGCAGCGCATCGCGGCAATTAGGGGTGTCGGGCCAAACTCAGTTAATCGAGCAGCCCAATCACAGCCAACCCAACGAGGCTGACAGGTGTCATAACACAAAGTGATCTTTTCCCGCTCAATGATTGGCCCACCTTGCGCCCAGTAAAGGGAGGGCTCATACATTACAATTGTTGGCTTCATGTTCTGCCCCAGAATCACAAAGTTTCGAGCACCCGTGAACGGGGCCAACACCAAAGCCACCCCCTCACACTTCGCCACCGCCCAATCGAGGGCAGCGCCTGTTAATTCACTTGTTTTCATCCTCGTAACTCCTCTTGTGTTGCCTCCTCGCTTTGGGGCGAGTCGGTTGTTGGTGCTGCTCTTAGGTGTGGTGGTTCCCAACTGTCGTTGGGCTTCTGCCAGATGTAGAGTAGCTTCATATTGAGGTGAAAGCGTTCGTCATCGTTATAGAGTTCACGGCACTTGTTGTACCACTCTTCCTCAGTGCGAAGCTCTGCTAAAGCTTGCTCTGCTTTTACTGGGCCAATGCCAGCTACCCCGATGATGTTATCGCTCCTGTCACCTACGAGACTCTGTATATACAAAAACTTTAGTCCTTTCTCAGGGACAACAACACTGTGCAACTTCTTAACAAAGTTGTAGTGACGTCCTGGGATCTGGAGTAAGTCTTTGTCTATGCTGCAGATGACTGTTGAGAGATTGATCTTATCCTGCTGGATACCCATCTCATCGTCTGCTTCATAGCCGTTGCAAATAAATGCTTTGTGTTGTGTTACTAGGAACTCTCGTACTGCTTCCCAGTGCTTAGGTCTGCTGTCTGGTCTGTTAGCCTTGTAGCTAGGAGCAATCTCTCTACGAAAATTACCACTACCTGTAAGGTAAACGTTGTAAGAATCAGCTTTAGTGTCTGCAAGAATGTCTTGCATCATTTGGTCAGCTCTTGATTGAGCTATCCAAGCTTCATCTTCTTCAGCAGAGGCAGCAGCTCGGTACACTACGATGTCACCATCGACTAATGCTCTCATAACTATCTTTCTATCTTGTGTTTCACGTGGAACAAAAAAGAGTAGAAGCCTCGATTTGGTCTTCAACTAGACAGGGCAGAAAGCCAGAAAATTCCCTGTGTCGACATCCTCGAATGCTGGCTTAACAGCTTCTACAAAAACCTACATACGGGCAACTGCGTAGGGATACTTAGAACAAGGTTGAAATGTCCGATTCAACTTCGTTTGCGACTTCGTTAGTAGCAGATTCTAGGTCAAGATCACCTGCAGTGTAAGCCTCAAACTTACGAGCAAATTGAATAACCAGATCCAGAGTAGATAATTCTAATTCAAAAGGCTTACCACCTCGTGCTGCAATGTAAATATCGGTAGCACGAGCCAATGCGTTCTGACGAACAATAGCACGATCACCATGCAACGGAGGGATAGGAAACACTTTCTCTTTGTAACCACCACCACTAAAAGTCTTGCCTACTACGGGAGTAGGAGTTGATGCTGGACTTGCTGCAGCAGGTGCTGTTGTTCCTTTGGAAAGAACAATAACCTTCTTAGTCTCAACACCATAAGTACCAGTGACACCATCAAACTCAACTTGATTGCCAACCGAAACACCAGGATCCTTGAAACCACATTTGACCCAAGTGCCATTAACCTTCATAGAGAAGGTAGGTTTCAAACCAAACTTAGTGTTTACGTCTTTTGTAGAAACGGATTCTACGATACCTGTCATCATTGTCATATTAGATTTCTTCAATATTAAACCAATTAACACCAACAGATGCTCCTGCATTGAGCTTCAGAGCAAGTGGTGTGCCAAACGTATCCAAGAAATACTCATGAGTCCTACTCAACATGTTCTTAATAACCTCTAGAAATCCATTTAAGAAATCTTCGTGTACGTCAAACATGATTGAGTCGTGAATGGTGTTAACCATTTTGACTTTATCGTGATCCTTGAGTACCTTGAAGATATTGCCCAACATCATTGGAACAATATCACCAGTAGCTAAACCTTGAATTGGATAATTCTTTAGTTCAGTTGGACTGAAGTTGTACGATCTGCTCGACCAACTACTGTCACTGTGATACTCCTGAAAGTAGAATCGCCTACCTGTTTCAGTTACGTGCGTATAGCTTCGTACCTTATCAAGTAAACCGTCTTCTCCTTTGGAGTATTGAGCATGTTTCTCAACATGCGCCGCAAATGATGTGTGCCATACAGCTACGCTAGGGTAGCGACCATAGAACACATCAATAAACTTCTTAGCCTCGTCTAGGCTGCATCCAGCTTGTTTGCTGATAGCTTTAGCACCAGCACCGTAGATCAATTGGAACGTACGAGACTTGAAAGGCTTACGCTCTTCCTTGGTTGGATACCTACCAAACATATCTTTGTACAACTCAGAGTGAATGTCAGCACCACCTGAGATGTCTTTGATAAGTTGTTTGTCATTGGTAACGTGAGCAAGAGCTACAACCTCTAGTTGATTGAAGTCAACCTCAACAATACGACCACCTGGAAAGCGAGATGTAAAAATCTGCTTGATAGGGTTGTTGCTGATGTTTTGTAGATTAGGGCTTGTTGATGACAAGCGACCTGTAACAGTCGATGTGTGATTTAACTTGCCGTGTATGTATGATGCACCGTCGTGCTTAACGATGATGTGCTTGCTAAGACCTTGTACATACGTTGAGAGCTGCTTAGACAACTCACGATATTTCAACAGCTTGTTGATGATTGTCTTAGCTTTAAGATCAAGCGTATGGTTCAACATGTCGTTAAGGACTTCATCGTCAACAGACACTTGGCCTGTCTTAGCTGATACTTTGTCGGGATCAGGAGTGTACTTGATAAACGGCAGCAACGTAACTGCTTTCTCTACCAATTTAAATTTAGGCTTACCATTCTTGTAGAAGCCTACTTCCTCTTTGACCTTGACTTTCTTAGTACCACCGAAGAAGAACTGTGACCACTGTTTAGGACTATTGATATCTTCAAGATGTCCACGAGCTAGCTCTTCCAAGTCAAGCTTGACTTGTACGTACTCGTTGACAACCTCAACTGTGTACTTATCAAGTGCTTCTTTGTCAATGTGTAAGCCGTTGAACATCATCTCTGTTGTAGCGTGTAAGGCTAGCATTTGAGACTGAATAAGTTTTAGTTGATTCTGTGCTACAGCTTGCTTGTATTGCTTCTCAGCAATGATGCGAGTGTTGTATACGTCCTGTTCAAGATAAGGAATCAACTCCTCTTTGGGAATCTTGTCAGAACCTAAACCAGCTTCAAAGTATTTCTTGATGCGATCATCTTTAACTTCTAGTCCATACTTAACTGACAACTCATCTAAGCTAGAGAACTTAGTGCGTTGACCTGTAAGGATGTACTCAGCTAGTTGTGTATCCCAGATCATGTGGTTCTGTAGAACCTCTTTGGCATGTGTACCTATCTTAAACAGATACATTAAGTCAAAGCTTAGATTGTGACCACATAGGATTGCATCTCTGGGGAAGGTATATAGCTCACGCTCAAATACTTCTTCCTCGTATGTTGTTGCACTGAAGTCATCTGCGTCTATGCCATAAGCTACTACGTAGTTATCTGGATGACTAGGATGCGCTGATCCGATTTCTTCATTACCGTTGAGTGTTGTCTCAACATCTATAGCTACAAATGTAGGATTGGTCATGGTTTTCCAATCGCCTTTCTTTAGTTAATTTACTCATACCTAGCACGGATAGGATCAATAGTCACAAGGTATTGACCGTGACGTTCTGACTCCATCTGTTTAGCACCACCACCAGGAAGTTTGTTCTTAGGAACATTGATAGTACGGATCATCTCTTCCTCTGGACTCTTAGGTTCCTTGTACTTACCTAACGTGATAACAACGTCAGCTTCACCAGGCTTGTCAGTCTTGGAACCACGAAGAGCATCAAGACCAATAAACGGAGGATCTTTGAGATCTACAGCAGTAGCACTTAGCTGTGATGCAGCAATAACTGGACCATAGCTACGAGCTAGCTCACGTGCCCACTTGTAGATCTTACCTAGACGTATGTCTTCTCTGTCGTCAGACTTACTAAAGCCATCAACCTTGTCAAGCTGATCGAATACGATCAAACCTGGATTGACTTCTTTAAAGAGAGTCTCAAGGTCTTTGAGATTGTTGGTGTCTTTAGTAACACGGATCTTATCTTTGTTACCACCCATAAGAGTTGTGTAAGCATCCATAGCTGCCTTAGAGTCAGCAATGATGTCTTTAGACTCTTTACCGAGAGCAGCTTGAACGATACGGAAGAACACAACAGAAGATTCTTCTTCGTTGTTAACCCACACCACAGGACGATCCTTGGGAAGTTGTTGAGCCAGATAGCTCACCTCACTGGCTAAGAAAGTTGTCTTGCCCACCTCGACACGAGCAGCAACAATGACAAAGTTGCCAGTGCGGAGAGGACCAAGAGAACGATTAAGTACGTCCAAGCGCCATTCGTAGCCGGAAGATGATATGCGATCCGCAATAGTAGATAGATCAGCACTAACAAACAGCTCATCTTTTTCAATGTATCTCTCCACATCTTTAAGAGCATTGGTTGCTAGGATATGAACGTGTTCAAGATCACTAGAACCTTCTTTGACTTTCTCACATTCCTCCATGATCTTTGCTAGGTAATCCAACTCGATAAGAGTCTTGATTACTTCTTCGTGAGCATGGTGTGGTTCAAAGTCTTTTGCTTTGGTCAAAGTCATACGCAGCTTAACGATTGCATCGTCAGTCAAACGCTTGCTTTGATCCGCTATTAAGTATGCAGAGAACGAGTCCCAGTTAACCTTGCTGATGCTTGGAAACGTCTTGTAGTAACGATCCATACCATCAAGGATAACTGTTGTTTCCTTAGTGACTACATGAGGCTTTACGTACCTCCTGTACTTACTAAAGTTTTCTCTGCTCTCAGCACAGAGATAAAGAACTGAGTAGTCCATTGAGTTCCTTTGGTTTATATTGTTTTGGTTCTTTACTGTTCTCGTAGTTGAAGATTTCAACATCACGATCCAGATAGTGTGAAAGTGTCTCCTGCACTTTCCGTGCCCCCTTTCTCCCTGCTTCATCAGGGTCTAGCCATATAAAAATCTTCTTGAAACCTAGTTCACTGATTTGGATCAGAGTCTTGTCAGTGATCGTTGTTCTTAGTAACGCTAGCGAAGTAGCATCCAGGTCATTGTGAATACGGTACGCACTGAGATAGTCCTCGGTGATGTACAGAGTCTTACCTTCACCTTTAAACCAAGCAGAGTCTGCTGTTGTGCTTGTGATCTTTGTCAGATACTTAGGTTCCTTCTTCAGATTCCTGATCTGATAGCCTATAGGATTCCAGTGTGGGTCATACAGAGTTAGAGCAACTTGATCTAGGTGGCCTAGTACACCTCTGAAGTAGACATCTGCTGGATCGCAATAGTGCTTGTGCAGCCACACCTTACCTTCGGGACTTAGTGGTCCAAATGTAGCTTTGAAGCTGCTGTGATTGGTCGTCGTGTCTTTGTGGAGCCACTCCGACAACCTGGAGCTAGTGTCTGATGCGAAGCCCTTGTCGTTGCAGTGGTGGCAGTATGCAAGCAGACCTTTTTCTGTACGCTTGATGTACAACCTACGCTTCTTGTCCTCACCTGCTTCGCAGCCTGTGTGGTTAACGTGTACCTGCTGCCCAATGTTACTAGGAGCATTAGCTAGGATTAGCTGTTTGCTAATCACTCTTCACCTCTTGCTCGGATTGCTTCTGCGTTTGATTTGAGAATCATTTGTGCAACGCCATCTGACCGACACGCATCAGCGTTTAATTCAACAAGCTTTGCGCACTCATTACGCTCGGCTTCTGCTACCAGTTTGGCAAAAACTTTCAGCTCAAACTCGCATAACGTTGGCGCATAAATTGAATTAGTCACAGAACCAATTTCAAATCCAGCTTGTCTAGCCATCTCAATGATTTGTTCGTCATTCATGCTTCACCTCTGGCTCTGATTTGATTTGCAATTCCAACTGCTGTGCCGTTTTGAGGTGGGTGAGAAGTCAAGCTTATGTGCATTGCATAGCGTTGCTTTTCAGCAATGTCAGCACATGCCTCACGCTCATGCTGTGCTACCAGTTTGGCAAACTTTACGGGGTCTAATTCGCCAGCAACATAGTCACCATTGTTTTCAATAACCAAGGCTTGGTCATATAATTTTGCAATTTGTTCGTCAGTCATGCTTCCCCCTCTACTGGTTCATATGTCATTTCAAAAATATCTGGCTTGCAGGAATAATGCTCACCCTTCACGCCGGTAATGATCCAGTCGCCAGGGGTGACTGTATGCACACCCTCAAGCGTGTAGATGGCTCCGTATCCGCGTTCTCTATGACGCACAGCAGGGTGGTCGCCGTCTTTAAACCACTGCGTGGCCTCAATGACCACGGGTTTCTTTCTGAATTTCATGCTTCACTCCTTAGCCAGTTAGTTAGTTTGGTAGTTGTATTGATCATCTTGCGAGCACGGTAGTTCTTGGCTATTTGTGCTTTAGTCATTGCTGCTCTCTTTGCATCTGGTTTGTTACCAATCATGAAGATAGGCATAGCGTCTCGACCCAGTGTGTCCTTCTCCCAGTCTGCAATGTAAACAGCTCTAACCTTGTGCAGCTCACGTGTGTATTGATACACCGTTTGTTTATGCAATCCTGTATCCCTTGCTAACTCATCAGCAGTTCTAGTGCCTTCCATTAGCATCTTGATAAGATGTGCATAACTCATAGCGTTAACTTTTACCAACGTCTATCTCCCAATAAAACTCAAAATAGAAAGCTCTCTCGTAGGAGAGCCTTGTGGTTTTGACTTTTAGTCTTCTCTAGAACCAAACACTTTGTTGAACAACTCGTCAGCAACCTTACGTTGTGTCTCATTTAGTTTGTTGAGATACACAACCTTGTAAGCTTTCTTGAGTGTGTAACCAGCAGCCATCTTTCGGCAGATACTGAACAACGAACGAGGAGACACCGTAAGATTAAACTGTCCAGCTTGATAACCTTGACGAATCAAGTTAGCTAGCTTAACAAGTTCTTTGGTAGTCCTAGGAGCAATTGATGCACTCCACTTGTTGTTGATCATTTGTTCCTCAACCAATGGGTTGAGATAGTTGATGTATACCGCAGTACCAAAGCGATCCAATGTAGCAGAGTTTTGAACGTTAGTACCAGCATGTGAACCAGTGTCATCGCCTTGACCTTGTGTATTACCAATAGCGACTAGCCTGAAATGCTCGTGAGGGACAATTTGTTTGTCTTTGGTACTACCAGGCATCTCTTTGAGAAAGAGCTTGCCGTTGTCCTCTAAAAGCCACTGTAGACCCATTGAGATCTCAGGAGGTGTTACATCCCACTCGTCCCAAGCGAATACTGCACCGTACTTAACAGCTTCGGTAACAGCACCGTCAACCCAGATTGTTGAACCATCCTTAGCCGTTAGTTGACCAAAGATCATTGAAGAATCCATATCGCCAGTGCAATTAACTCGAACGAAAGGACGATTAGTAAGAGCACAAAGCTGTTGAATAAGACTTGATTTACCGGCCCCTGTAGGGCCATAGCAAAGAACTTTCTCATTTAATTCCCACGCTAAAAGAATGTTAGAGGCTGCTTCCTCTTCGATGACATAGCCTTTATCGACTTCTGGAATGAAAGGAACTAAGCGTTCATCCCACTCATAGTCGTGAAAGCAAGTGACACCAAAGTCATCTTCATCCCTAACGTAGACACCTGTAAGCTCTGAGAAAAACTTTTGATTGCTTTTGAGCTTCGGATGAGCTACCACTGCTGGTTCTTTCATTTTGGATTTCCTACTCTCTACCATTTCGTCAATCAAAGCACCAACTTCATCAGCTAGGCTTGGTTCACTACTTGGTGCAGTAGGACGTTTACGTCTTTCTAACTCTCGTTTGAGAGCCTCCTTGACTAGATCGTCTACCTTTGGACTAGACATGTATTACCTTCCTCTCTATTAAAGAAATCAACTTACTTGGAATCTCTGATGGATCTCTTACGACATCATGAGCTTTGTAGTAATGGCTAACTGAGTCACTGCAAAGACCTAAGCCGTAGATGTCCACTTTCTTAGAACGTTCTATCTCTTGAATAGCTTGTAGCGTAAAGCCTTCGATACCGTTAGAGCTTTTAGAAGCTGCTGGACTACCGTCAGACATTACGATCAAGATCTTTTTTTTCTCCTTACGTTTAATAAGCCTGTCGTATGACCACAAGATGTTCTCACCGTCAGGATTACCATTCATAAAGCGACTGCTCTTAGAAAATGATTCAATCAACGCATCATTACTGACACGATGATCAGAGAATGATTTGTAGATGAACATCAATGGAGATATGTTGTAACCATCTGTGTCAGTGAAGCCCAAGATCTCAACTGGAATGTTAAGAGTCGAAGAGACTTCATTGAGTAACAACGTAGATGCCAAAGCGTAATAAGCTTTGTCACCATTCATTGAGCCAGACATGTCAACCAGAACTGTGATAGCAGCATCCAGAGTCTTGTTCTCAATTTTGTTCTTAAAGATTCGTTCATTGAAGCCAGGAGCATTGAAGCAGATACGAGACAACCTAGATTGATCTAGCTTGCCTTTCTTCGTACCATACTGTGTCTGTACCCTAGCTCGTATCTGAATGAGCTTACGAACTTGTTGAGCAAAGTTCTCTTGACTGACTAGCTTGTCACCAACTCGTACTTCATACTGTTCTTTGAAGTATTCGGTGTGTATGCTAGTAAGCCTCATCTGTTCTGGACCAGTGTTTTTAGGATAGTCAACAACTATAAACTTGCTATAGTCGGTCATATCCCAGTCCATGTTGTCCACATTGACTGGTTCAACAATGTTGATGCCGATCTTACCCATCTCTTCGCCTTCTTCAGGCACTGTCAATGAGTACTTATCGAGATCTTCCTTGCTTAACTTAACGTCAAAGATCCTGTAATCATCTTCTTTTAGCTTTTCCCCACTACCTTTGTCTTCCGACGCAGATTCAGGACCAGTTTCTATAGAAGTAGATTCTTCACTTTCACCGTCTTTGCCCTTAGCTTTACCAGAAGACTTTTGAAATTCTTCCTTTAGCTCTTCTTTGCACTCTTCACCTAGCTCTTTGAGGATGTCAACAGCCAGTTGATAGGTGCTTTCGGTACCTAACCTCTTGTCGAGGATTTGATGACAAGCAATAAGACGACTACTATTGTTATTAAGAACATCTGTTATCTCTTTGTTAGGAGTGAACTTGCTAGCTGCCATCTCCAGTAATGGAAAATGATGAGCAAGCAGCTTTGTCTCCCAACAAATGAGAGCTGTGGATAACTTACCAATGAGTGTGTCTTGCTTCTTTGCAGCAGTAAGAACACGAGTTACGATTGGTGAGCTAGTTTCATCCCAATTGTCTCTGAAACCTTTGTACTCGTTAGCCTCAATGGTGTTAATCCTTGAGTCTTCCAAGAAGTTCCAAACAAACATCAAGATGCTTTTAGGATCTATCTTCTTCTCCTTGAGAACATCAAAGCAACTAAAACGATCATGAGCTACCTCGTGATCAACAGATGCCATGAGTTCTTTTAGGTCACTAAGACTTGTCTCTGTAGTGATTTTGGGAAGATAGATTGTCTTACCATCATGTCGAGGTTGATTGACATTTTCAAATACGACAGAGATGCCAGCTCTACCAGCACTAGCTCTGACGTATTTCATAACCTCAATGCTTTGGGTTAGCATGGTTCTTACTTACCGTACAGGAAGTCTTTAACCAATGTGTAGACACGAGTACCATCAATATCATCAGGAACTTTGATCAACAGATCAATGACCTTTTGAGCGTATTTCTCATCAGTCATTGGTTCTTTCTTGTCGATCTTCATTTCTTTGATCTTGCTTTGCAGGTAGGTCTTACCGCAATACTTACCGTTGTCATCAATGAGTCCGATACCAAGCTTCATAGCACCTTGAATCACAGCTTTAGCTGATCTCCAAGAGCCAGGCATAGCACCGATGTCAAACTCTTTCTTGATGATTTTCTCAGTCTCTTTAACTTCTTTCTCGAAGGTCTCTGGTGTGCTATGTGAATAAGCAACACTGATCATTTTCTCGAAAGTGCTAGTAGCTGAAGTCTCTGAGACCAAAGCTTCAGTAGCAGCAGAATAGAGAGTTGAAACGTCTGTTTCTTCCATACTATCTCCTAACTTAAACAGGCAAAATTGCCTCCACATCCCACTGTTGCCAATGGGATCTGAAAGAACTTTGCTTAGAAAGGAAGATCAAGATCCGCATCGGGATACTTGAGTAGATACGCTTTGTTCATTTCTTCTAACTCTTGTTCTGTTGGTGGCGGTGCTACTGGAGCATCAGCCATTAGCTCTTCAATGTAGGGGTCTGAGATGTTAACCATAATTTCGTAGTCATCATAGACATCGCTAACTAATTGTTTCCACTTTCCCATAGCTTTCTCCTATTGTTTACCAAGATGATGAGTAAAAGAACTCTGTTCTATCGTTTTGCTTTAGTGCTATTTCTAAAGCATCCATAGTTAAATCGATGTCTCCCCAGTAGAAGTCATCGTAATTAGTATCACCAAAAAAGAAACCACTTGTAGTTGGAAGTAATACTGGAGCTGTCTCTGGAGCTGATTTAACAGCTTTACACAGTTCTAATAGTTTCTCTAGATGTCTACGATCTACAAAATACTCAGCACAATTATCAACACCGTTCTGAACATTATCTACAAACCATTTATGGATAGCATTGGCTTTACGCCAATACATAGCTTCCATCTCTAATAGTTGTACTCGATACGGAAGATCTAACTTCTTAATTGATTCATTAAGTTCATTATCTTGTTCATCCCAATCACGAACAAAACGTTTTGCTGTGAGATACATATCTAAACCCATAACTAACTCCTATAAAAATAAAGAAGAGGGCGCAGCCGCACGCCGCCCCGCAAAGCGGCGGGTGCTAGCCCGACTGAAGAATTGAAGCGAACGACTTGCGAGGCCAATGCCAGCGTTGCTGGCGGTGGACTTGCGGGAGTGAGCGTCATTAGTAGATCTCTGGTTTCCAATCCCATTTGTCAGGGACATGGATAGTACTAATGAATCTGTTACTAGGAACATAGTCGTCATCGAAGTCATCTATGAATTGTTTCCATTCATCTCTATTGAGGACGTTGTATCCATTAGAGCGTAGATAATGCAAGATAGGTTGTTCTCTAGTTAACTCTAGAGGTAATATCCTGCATCCATATTTCCATTCAAGCTCTGAGATGCCATTATCAGCAGTTCTGACAACAGCATCTCCGTTGAGATATACAGCGTGATAATCAGGCATGAATATCGTTAATCATTAATAGTGCTGCAGGACCAGCAATAATTAACACAACAATAATAGCTGTGAATAAGTCATGTAAAAATTTAAGCATACATATTCCTAATAAATAAAAATGGGGAACTAAGTCCCCATTGGAAGGTTAGAGAGTAGCAGTACCAACAGCACGTTGTGCAGCCTCTGCTTTCATAGTTGCACGAATGATCTTGATAGCATTGAGCGCATCGGTAAGTTCATCGGTATGAGGATTACCGTACTTCTCCATAGACCACAGAGCGTTGGAGAGCAACTGCTGTGCCAAGAAGATCTGAAGACCGGCAGGTTTACGTTCAGTCATGATGTTGAACTGATTGAAGTCGAAGTTGTTTTGAGACATTTGAAAGTTCCTTTAAGTTAAGTTGATTAAGCGGAGGGGTTTTCATCCCCCTCGCAACGGCGGGGGGTGAAAATCACTACGCCAACTTAACCAAGCGGAGGCCCTGAACACACAACAGAACGAACAGGTCGCACGGCACATGACAGGTTCCGCTTGCGGGTTCTGGCGTGGGACGGGCTAGTAGCAGGCGATAGCCCCACAACAGAACGGGGGCCGTAGCGCAGTCTAAAGGAACTAAATGTCTTGGAATAAGTTTGACGCAGTTTAACAACGTGAAGCGTAAGTAACCAACGGTAGGAAGATTGGTACAGCCGTAAATGAGATAAGTGTGTGGTGAGCTATGGAGGTATCAACCTACCTCAAACGGAGCAGTCTAGGGCTGTTTAAAGAGCTTCTAGAGGGGATAAGATAGATGATCAGTAATCTATCTATGTGGGGGGATAAGTTATTGATATGTATAGTGGTGCTATATACCACCAAACATAACTGTGGATAACCTGTGGATAACTATATAGAGTTAGCTGTACTGAGGTAAGTATTACAGCTAGGGATACTAGTGTTTAGTTATAGTTGTTACTAGTAACCTAGTATCCTGAGGTGGGGGGAGGGGGAAAGTACTCGTTGTTGTTTTTAGATTTATAGCAATCCGTAACGCTGCCATAGTTTTTAAAACAAAGGGGGGATGCTAAGGTCTATGTTGGTGCTCGTCCTTACAGGACTCGCAAGTGTGTGTGTCTGTGATAGACAGAACGATAGTGGAAAAAAGAAAAGGTCCTTACGGACCTTACATACTTGTGTACTGCGTACACCTACTACTATAGATATACCTGAACAAGAAAAATAGAAAAACGGTAAAAAGAAAAAAGAATACAGTAATTATATCCAAGAGCTACCAATTCTTGTCAAGCCCCTTGGTTGTCGTATTTGTGACACTTGCAAAGATATTTTAGTGTGGTACATTTCAGTCCCATTGGGAGGATCGTATGGCTACAGGTAAGAGCGGAAGCGGAAAGAAGAGTCCAGCTTGGCAACGTAAAGAAGGTAAGTCCCCTTCAGGTGGACTCAATGCTAAAGGCAGAGCTTCTGCCAAGAAAGAAGGTCATAACCTTAAACCACCTCAACCTGAAGGTGGTAGTCGTAAAGATTCCTTCTGTGCTCGTATGACTGGTATGAAGAAGAAGTTGACTGGTACAGCTAAGGCTAAAGATCCAGATTCTCGTATCAATAAAGCTCTTAAGAAGTGGAAGTGTTAAGTGAGGCGTAAGACATCTAGAGATAGCCGGTATAAGAAGTCTGTCTGGACACAGAACCAGAAGCTTCAAGCTGTCAGTACGTACTTGATGTTAGGCAGTATGACCGAGACTGCTTTGGTTACTGGTGTACCTCTTCCTACTCTTAAGCTCTGGAAGCAACAAGAATGGTTTAAAGAGTATTGTCTCCAGCTACAAGCTGAAGATGTACAGCAGATGGACTCCAACCTCAAAAGGGTTGTAGACAAAGCTCTTAAGACTGTTGAAGACCGTTTAGATCTAGGTGATGCTCAGTTTGATCAGAAGACTGGAGAGATTGTCAGGGTTCCTGTTAAGGCTCACGTAGCCTTGAAGATTACAACTGACCTCATGTCTAAGCAAGAGAAGATCCGTGAAGCTCCTTTAAAGGAAGAACTAGAGAAGACCATTGATGATCGTCTTCTTAAACTCTCAGAGGAGTTTGCTAGGTTTGCTTCTCAAAAGCCTATAGACGTTGTAGCTAAAGAAATAACAAATGGCTAAACTGGGTTCTACAATAGAACAGCCTCCTGTAAGTAAATTAAACCCAGAAGTAATGGAAGGGTTTGTTAACTCTATCCTTCGTAAGAACTTTGATAAACCTGCAGCTACTCCTCAGTTCCATAAAGAGATTTGGGAACTTGTTACTAGTAACAATAAACAAGTAGCCATAGCTGCTCCTCGTTATCACGCTAAGAGTACAGCGGTTACTCACTCGTATACCTTAGCTTCAGTTCTCTTTAGAGAGTCTAGGTACGTTTTAATTGTCAGTGACACTGTATCCCAAGCTATACAGTTCCTTGGGGACATTAAGAAAGAGATCCTAGACAATGATGATCTAAGGTCTTTGTTTGGTATCAAAGAAGGTCCATTCCCCAAAGATACTGAAGATGACTTGATTGTTGAAATGACAGACGGGTATACGTTCCGTATACAAGCTAAAGGTTCTGAGCAAAAGCTACGGGGTCTTAAGTGGGCTAACTTACGTCCTGATCTAATCATCGGTGACGATATGGAAAATGACGAGATCGTTATGAACAAAGAACGACGTATGAAGTTCAAACGTTGGTTCTATGGTGCTCTCATTCCTTGTATCTCATCTTCTGGCAAGATTCGTATTGTTGGGACTATCCTTCATTTGGATTCTCTCCTAGAGAACTTAATGCCAGCTTCTCAGTTAGTAGCCCATAGGGGCTATAAGAGTCTTATCCGTGAAGACTTAAAAGAATACTCTGAGAACAAACTACCTTGGAAGTCCGTTAAGTATCGTGCCCATACTGACGACTTTAAAACCCTGCTCTGGCCTGAAATGAAGTCGGCTACTGAGTTCAGAATGCTTAAAGAAGATTATGTGCGTCAAGGTTTAGCTGACGTATATTCCCAAGAAATGTTAAACATTCCTTTGGATATAACCGATACCTTCTTTAAGAAGTCTGACTTCACACCAATGAAAACAGAAGACAAGAAGAAGAAACTTGTCTATTACGCTACCTGTGACTTGGCTGTATCTCAATCTCAAAAGGCTGACTATTCAGCTTTTGTTGTTGGTGGTATGGATGACGAAGGTAAGTTGTATTGTGTACACGTTGTTAAACAACGTATGGACGCATTAGAAATTGTGGATACAATCCTGATGCTTCAAAAGATTTATAAGCCCGTACTCTTTGGACTCGAACAGGGTACTATTCAGAAGGCCATAGGCCCGTATCTCAATGAGGAGATGCTTAAGCGTGGTGAGTTCATTAACACAGTGTTGTTAAAACCAAGCGGCGATAAACTCACCCGTGCTAGAAGTATCCAAGCCCGTATGAGAAGTGGAGCCTGTCGATTTGATAAAGAAGCTGAATGGTATCAGGACTTTGAAGATGAGCTGCTCAGGTTTCCTAGAGATAAGCACGATGACCAGGTTGACGCTTGGGCATACCTGGGATTGATGCTCGATAAGATGTGGGAAGCTCCGACTGAGAAGGAACTCGAAGAAGAAGAGTACGAGGCTTATATTCGTGAAAGTAATGACATCGACTCAGGTCGTTCTGCAATCTGTGGGTACTAAATATGAATTTAAAAGAAAAGTTTAATATTAAAGATCTTATGTATGAGTCCAACATTGCTGAGAAGCTCTGTGCTGAGGACTTGTCTACGATTGGTATGTGGGTCGTAAAAGACTTTGATACAGACCTTAACTCACGCATGACTTGGGAAAAGCGTACTGAGACTTCCCTTAAGCTTGCCCTACAAGTTGCAGAGACTAAAAACTTTCCTTGGGCTAATGCTTCCAACGTTAAGTTTCCTCTCATTACTATTGCTGCACTCCAATACCATGCTCGCAGTTATCCTGTACTCATTGATAGTGATTTGCCTGTTAAGTGCCGTGTTGTCGGTGACGATAAAGATGGTCTTCGAGCGTTACGTGCTACCCGTGTTGAACAACACATGAGCTACCAGCTTCTAGAAGAAGATGAAGACTGGGAATCTGAGATGGATAAGGTTCTTATTACGCAGCCTATTGTTGGCTGTGCTTTTAAGAAGACCTACTATGATCCCATCAAGAAGCACAACATATCCGAGAACGTCCTAGCTAAAGACTTAGTAGTCAACTATTGGACAAAGAGCTTAGAGACTGCTTCTCGGGTAACCCATATCCTTCAGATGAATAAGAACGAGATCTACGAACGTGTAGCTCGTGGACTCTGGATTGATGTATCTGAAGGCCAACGCCAACAAGACTCTTACTTGTCTTTGGGTTCTGGTTTACAAGCTGCTCAAGATAAAGCTCAAGGCTTGATGCCTCCTCAGTCTAATGACTCAAGCACTCCTGTTGAGATCTTAGAACAACATTGCCACATTGACTTAGATGATGACGGATATGCCGAACCCTATATTGTTTATGTCCGTAGAGACAATAAAAAAGTTGCTCGTATTGTTGCTCGATACACTGAGAAAGATGTTGAACGCAATAAACAGGGAACTATTCTTAGTATCAAAGCAGAGCAGTACTTTACTAAGTATCCTTTCATTCCATCTCCCGATGGTGGTTTCTATGATTTAGGCTTTGGTGTGTTGTTAGGCCCATTGAATGAGTCTATTAATACCTTGATCAACCAGTTAATTGATACTGGTACTATGCAGAACACTGCTGGTGGTTTCCTTAGCCGTGGTATTAAGCTGCGTGGTGGTAACTACAACTTTAATCCTCTTGAGTGGAAACACGTTGATACCACTGGAGATGACTTGCGTAAAGGTATCGTACCTCTTCCTGTACGTGAACCTTCTCAAGTTCTGTTTACCCTGTTAAGCTTGTTAATTAACTATGGCGAACGCATTAGCGGTGCTGTAGATATTCTTCAAGGTCAAAACCCTGGTCAGAATACTCCTGCTGAGACTACCCGTACTATGGCAGAACAAGGTATGAAGATCTTTAACGGTATCTTTAAACGTACTCACCGTTCTTTAAAACAAGAGTTCCGTAAGCTGTATCGTTTAAACCAAATCTTTATTAACGAAAATACTCCTTACGTGTCTGACGCTAAGAGCAACGGTATTATTTTGGCTAGCGACTATGAAGGCCCAGTAACTGACGTTATGCCTTCTGCTGATCCAAGCATTACTTCTGATGCTCAACGTCTAGCCCAAGCCAACGCTATTGCTATGCGTGTGGGTAATACCCCTGGTTTGTATAACCGTTACGAAGCTGAAGTCACTTACTTGAAAGCTTTGAAGGTTCCTAACATTGACAAGATTCTTCCAGATCCTAAAGGACCTAACGCTGTACCTCCACCAGTTAATCCGAAGGTACAGATTGAGCAAATGAAGTTGCAAGCCAAACAAGCTTCTGACCAGTTAGATATGAAAATGGCCCTTCTTAAGCTTATGTCTGAGGCTGAACTTAATCAAGCCCAGATTCAGAAGCTACAAGCCGAAGCAGAAGCAATCAAGATTGGTATTGCTACTGAAGGTGAGAAGATGCGTATTCAAGAGATCAATATGCAGATCGCTTTGCAGCGTGAGCGTAGAGAGGGTGTGTTAGGAGCTATTAAGACTATGAACGATGTTTATGCTCGTATGGCTGCTGATGCAGGTCAGGGAGGAGCTGAGGATATGGCACAATCGCCAATGCCTCAGATGGCACAACCAATGTAAGTAAGGAGTAAAAATTGGAAGTTGTAACTAAAGAAAACTTTGAAGAATGGAAATTCCATCCAGTCACTTCTAGGTTAATGAGATTACTAAGTGAAGATAGAGAAGCAATGAAAGAGGGTTTAGTTAACCACTCTTACGAAGATGAGGCAGAAGTTAAAGGTCGGTGTCGAGCAATCGCCATTATCCTTAACCTAGAGTATGAAGATCTGTTTGAAGCAAAGGTAGCCACAAATGAGCAATGAGTCTGGAATTAACCCTGTTGGGTGGCGAGTTCTTGTTAAACCACAAGAAGTCAAAAAGGTTTCTGCTGGTGGGATTATCCTAACTACAGAGACAACTGAAGCCCGAGAACAAATGGGTAACACTACAGGCATCGTTGTAGCCATTGGTGATCAATGCTATTCAGATGAACCTACACCCTGGTGCAAGGTTGGAGATAAGATTATTTTTGCTAAGTATGCGGGTTTGCTTTACCTTGGTAAAGATGGCAAACAGTATCGAATGATTAACGATAAAGACGTTACAGGAACTTTGGATTCTGACGTTGATTTAGTTGATCCGTATTTGGCTAAAGCATAATTGTTGACGAATAAATAAACACAGGAGTAAGATATGAGTGATGAAGCAAATGTTACTAGTAACGAAGTAGCACCTGAGATTCGCCAAGAAGCTGAATCACAAGGTTGGGTTCCTAAAGAACGCTTCCGTGGTAATGAAGCTGATTGGGTAGATGCAGATGTCTTTGTAAAGCGTGGTCGTGAGATCCTCCCTATTCTGCGTAAGAATAACGAGAACCTTATTAAAGACCTGAACGCTACCAAAGAACAATTACGGGAGTTTAAAGAAGCTGCTGAGGAATTTAAAAAGTTCCAACGTGATGCTTATGAACGTAAGGCCCAGGAATACGAGAATCGTATTAAAGAGATAAAAGAATCCCGTGCCCAAGCTATTAGCGATGGTGACGGACAGAAAGTAAATGCTTTAGATGACGCTTTGGATGCTGCCAAAGAAGAGTTTAAAGAAGCAAAGCAAGCCGCTAAAGATGCTGAGAAAGCACCTACTACGCCAGAGACTCCTACCCAAGTTACAGACCCAGGTCTGCAAAACTGGTTAGATAAGAACACTTGGTTTGGTCAGGATCGCCGTATGACCAGCATTGCTAATGGCATTGGAGAAAGCTTAAGACTAGAGTTCCCTAACCTTAAGGGAGAGCCTTTTCTTGAAAAGTTAGACGAAGCATTGGCAGAAGAGTTTCCCCAACGATTTGGTAAGAAACAAACTCCAGCTAGTCGGGTTGAATCAGGTTCAGGTCGTCAGACTCGGGGTGCTGCAGGTAGTGCCCAAAGCTATGACAATCTACCTGCTGAAGCTAAGGCTGCATGTGATCGGTTTGTAAAACAAAAGCTTATGACCCGTGAACAGTACCTCGCTGATTACGACTGGAATTGATTTTATATTTAAAGGAGAATATGATGCCCCGTGCTTTGACTTATGAAGAAAAAGTTGAACGGCAAAATGCCCGTTTGAGCCAACAACAAGATAGTTCAGCTAAACCCACTCCCGCTAGTGATGGTGCGACTCGTAAACGCCGTAACGTATTTAACGGAACTGAAGTTAAATTAAGTGTTAGAGAACATATCCCTGGATACCACCTCCACATCTTTACTGATACTGGTGGTCGTATTCATGAGGCTATGGAAAGTGGCTATGAGTTTGTTACCCCAACTGAAGTAGGTGGTGTAAGTGAGAATGTGGTTAGTCGTAACGGCGACCTCGGAGATAGGATTCGATACTTGGTAAATCCTCGTGCAGAGGGTTCTGAGCAATACGGTTATCTTATGAAGATCCGGCAAGAATGGTATGAGGAAGATCAAGCCGAACTTCAAGCTAAGAATAATATGATTGACGCTAGTATTCGTTCTGGGAAGATTACTGGAAACACTGAAGGTTTCTATGTACCCCAAGGTGGTATTAAAGTTTCTTAATTTTTAAAGGAGTCTTAAATGGCTAACGTTTCTCGCCCTCGTGGTCTGTCGCCAGTAGGTACTATTACCGGCGCAGCCTTTAACGAGCAAGGCCAATTGTTTGCTGTGGCTAACGACGCTACTAACACCTACGCCATTGGCGATGTGGTTACGTACGCTGGTGGCTCAGATTCAAATGGTATTGCTTACGTCACTAAAATGACCGCTGACACCTCTTTGCCTCTGGGTGTTATTGTTGGTATTCGTCCTGCTGACCCTGGTGTTAGCTTGCAAGGTTTGGATATTGACCTTGGCAAAATCTATTTGCCACAATCGGCTGGTCTGCGTTACATCTACGTTGTTACTGATCCCCATGTTGTGTTTGAAGCTCAGGCTGATACATACGCATTGGCTGACGTGTTCAAGAACGTTGGTGGTAACTGGACTGCTGCTGACAGCTTGTCTCAATCGTCACCCCAATCTAGCTTGACCATCAAAGCTTCTACTGTTACCGCTTTGGGTTCTAGTGGTTCTTTGGGTCTGCCTTTCACAGTTATTGGTTTGGCTCAACGCCAAGACAATGCTGCTGGTGCTTATGCTAAGGTGAACGTTGTTTTGAACAAGTCGTTCTTCAAGCAAGCCCAAGGTACTGCCTAATCTAATTAACTAAGGAGAAATAACATGGCTGGTGTAATTACTACGGGTTCGCACCCAAAAGCTCTTTGGCCTGGTGTCAAAGCTTGGTGGGGTCAAACCTATAATGAGCATCCTGAAGAGTATGTCAACTTGTTTGACAAAGACACTTCTACTCAAAACTACGAAGAAGACGTTCAACTGACTGGCTTTGGTCTGGTTCCCGTTAAGGAACAAGGCGCTGGCGTTCAGTACGATTCGGAAATCCAAGGCTTCATTACTCGTTATACACACGTTGCTTACGCAATGGGTTATATCGTGACCAAGGAAGAAATGGACGACAACTTGTACGAACAAGTGTCCAAGAAACGTGCTGCAGCTTTGGCTATGTCTTTCCGTCAAACGAAAGAAAACGTTGCTGCTAACGTTTACAACCGTGCTTTCAATAGTACTTATACTGGTGGTGACGGTGTTGCTTTGTGCTCCACTGCTCACCCCAATACCACTGGCGGTACTTTTGCTAACAAGCCTACCGTTGACGTTGACTTGTCTGAAGCAGCTTTGGAAGATGCAGTGATTGCTATCATGGGTCTGCAAAACGACCGTGGTCTGTTGGTTGCTATTCAACCCAAAGACTTGCACATCGCTCGTCAAGAAGTGTTCAATGCTCAACGCATTCTGCACTCTAGCTACCAAACTGGTAATGCCAACAATGACATCAACGTCATCAAGTCTGGCAACTACCTCCCAGGTGGCTTCAAAGTGAACCACTACTTCACCTCGCCTCACGCTTGGTTTATCCGTAACACCATTCCTGGTGGCACTGGTATGAAGTACTACGAACGTCACGCCATCATGTTTGATCAAGACAATGACTTCGACACCCTGAACGTTAAAGCTAAGGGTTACGAACGTTACAGCTTCGGCTGGTCTGATCCTCGTGCTGTGTGGGGTTCTAATGGCCCTTGATTGTTACTAGTAACAACTACCCCCCTTAATTGGGGGGTTTCTTTTATTTAATTGGAGATTTATCATGGGTTACGAAAAGCGCAAAGAAATGGGCCAAAAGCCTGAACCTAAAGTTAAAGCTGAAGGTGAACAAAAGAAAAAAATGACTGCAGCCAAAAAGATGACTGCAAAAAAGACTATGACTAAAAAGAAAATGTAAGTAGAATCTAGTCTTCCAATGACGCCCTTAATTGGGCGTTGTTTTATACAACGTCAAAGGAACTTATCATGTCTAATCCTACCCGCCTCTATGCAGGTCTTTCTACTGCATACGTTAACGAGCCTCTGTACTCGTTTCCTTTCCCTGATCCTTTTCACACTGGTAGCACCCAAGTTTTGGGCAGTTCTACCTATGTGAATGACTTCAATACCTTAATTGGTACTGACTACACTGTCACTGGTACTAGCTCTACTTTTGCTTTGACTGCTGGTGTTGGTGGCTTGGCTGTCCTAACTCCTGGTGGTACTACTACAGCTAGTTCTGCTTATAAGAATGGTCAATTCTTTCAGTTTGTAAAAGGCAATCGTGCTTGGTTTACTACTCGTATTCAAGCTTCTGCTGTTGCTGGTAGCGTGTCTTTCTACGTTGGTTTGCAAGCTGGTTCATCTACTAACGATGGATTGTGGTTTGCTAAAGCTGCTTCTTCTACTTCCATCAATTTGGTGTCTACTGTTAACGGTACTTCCACTACTTTGGTAACTGGTGTTGCTACTGCTGCTGCTAATACTTTTGTTGAAGTTGCTTTTTACTACGATGGCACTGACATGATTGTGTTTTCTGGTAGCTCTACTTCTGGCACTGGTCCTGTTGCTCGTATCTCTGCACCTACTATTGGTTCTTCTGGTACTACTCTGACCAATGCTTTGATTGCTCCAGTGTTCCAAATTACTCCTACAGCTACTGACACTTTGACTACTGACTTTGTGTTGGCTTGCCAAGAAGTTCTGCGTTAATCAAAAGTAAACAATAATGCACAAACAAATAGTACATAAAGAAACTGGTGACACTATCACGGTGTCTATTGCTGCCGATGGTGGTAAGAACATTGTGTTACTAGTAACAGGTACTATTGAGCATGAGGATGATTCTGTATTCGATGCTATAGACATCAGTCGGTTATCTGGTAATCCATCTAACATTCGTCTGGACTCAACTGTATTTATGGTTGAGTCTGGATTGAAGGTTATGCTCTCTTATCGCAATCAACCTTACGTTCTTCCTTTGGAAGGTCGTAGCAAGATTGATCTAGGTTGGGTAGGTGGGCTTATTGGTCACGAGATTGATATGGTATTCAAAGGTACAGGATCATTCTTCATTGTGCTAGACATCAGCAAAATGGGAGTATGAAATGTCTGACGTAAAAATTAAGAGTGGCGAACAACCACGTTACTTTGCTTTTAGTGGTGTTAACTCTACTACCGCTACTGGTGCTTCTTCGCCTATCTACAAAGAAAGTCCTTGGAGTACCTTCCAAGCTATTGTGACTGGTACTGGTACTGTTGGTGCTACTGTTGTAATGCAAGGCTCTAACGAGGATGCTACCTACAACGGTACTAACTCTAACTGGGTAACTATCAATACCTTCACGTTGAGTGGTACAACTACCACTACTGATGGATACACATCTGTTAGTACTTGGCGTTATGTTCGTGCTAACGTTACTGCTATCTCGGGTACTAGTGCTACTGTCCAAGTGATTATGGGCGTTTAATAAGGGGTTGGTATGTCCTCAACGACTTTTACAAGTGGGACAGTAATTGCCTCCACTTGGCTTAACGACGTCAATAACGCTGTCTACAACACAGTACCTTCTCAAAGTAGTGCTGCTGGTATTTCCTATGCACCTAGTGGCACAGGCGCAGTAACCACTACGGTTCAAGCTAAGTTGCAGCAAACTGTTAGCGTTAAGGACTTTGGTGCTGTTGGCGATGGTTCTACTGATGACACAGCGGCTATTCAAGCTGCTTTAAATAGTGGTGCTGCTACTATTGTTTTCCCCCCAACATCCAACTATTATAACATTACGTCAGGTTTGTTGGTTAAATCAAATACGACAATTTTTGGATATGGCGCAACTTTAAAAACCACATCATCATCTGTTTTTAATATGCTTTGGGCGGAAGGTACAACTTCTGCATACATAAGTAATGTAAACATTTTTGGCTTGACAGTTATTGGCAACGGGGCATCAACTAACGTCAACGGAAATGGCATTGGTGGAACTTATTGCAATAATTTAACTGTGCGTGATTGCAATGTTCAAAATGTTTGGGGTCAAGGCATATTTTTAGGCGGTGGCGGTATTAACTGCTGTTTTGAAAATAACACTATTTCTGGTGTGTATGGTGATGGCATCCACATTGGAGATCAAACCAGCGGTCAGATTCTTCAATACGTTTATTTGAACAATAATTATATTTATGGTTCTTACGATGATGGCATTGGAATTACCAATGGCGCACACAATGTTTGGGTAACAAACAACACCATTGATGGAACTACTGGTGGTGCTGGTATTGATTTGTCTGGCCCTTACAATGTTGTTTGTCAGGGTAACTATGTTCGTAACTATGGGCAAATTGGTATTCGTGTTGAATACTTTGGTCAAGATGCTTACGACATTCAAATTTTAAACAACACCATTGATAGCCCTCCAGCTAACCAAGCTGCTATCAATTTGTATGGGCCTAATAATACTTCTGTTGCTACTCACCAAAATAACCCAATTACTATCATTGGTAACACGGTTCAAGGAATTTTGGCTAGTGGCACAGAAGGTTTGTTTATTACTGGTGCAAACAATGTTAGAGTTCAGCAAAACTTGTTTAGCGGTGTAACAACTGGTATTACATTGTCAGGTTTGAATCCAACATCATCAGTTGGCCCTGTTCAAAATTGCGACATTAACGACAATACTTTTATTGGATTGGCTACGGCAATCGGATTGTCAAGTGGAAATAACTATTTCAAAACCTTTAATAATCGTTTTGAATCTGTTACAAATTACATTACAACACCTTACACAACGTATGCGCAGCAACCTACTTTGTGGGAAGCTGACTATCAATTTGAAAGTGTTTTCTTTAAAGCCGTTTCATTTACGACAACATCGACAACACTAGCTGAAATTGACGCATCTATCAGATTCCAAGGCTACGCTGGTCAAAGGGTGCAACTTTTTATTTATGCTACTGACACTTCCGGCGCTGGAACTGGAAATTCAACATACACGCTTTACGATACAACCAACAGTCTGACTCTGTTAACTGCTACTGTAAACAATGGCGCAAGCTACGCATGGGTGTCAACTGGGCAAACAATTCTGTCTCAAAGCGGATTGTTAACTGTTCAATTTGGTAGAACTGCATCTGGTGGTTCAACAACCATTAAGAGTGCTTATTTGTTAATTGGTTAATCAATGGCAAATACAAAAATATCAGGATTAAGCTCGGCATCTACCCCATTGTCGGGTAGTGAGATTGTGCCTTTAAACCAGAGTGGAACAACCGACAGCGTATCTGTTGCCAACTTAACTGCTGGTCGTGCTGTTAGTGGTTTGTCGTTTTCGGCGGCAACAATTGGCGCACCTTCAAGCACAAATTTAAGCATCCAAGCCAACGGCACAACTTATATAACTGTGCTTGGTGCTGGCACAAATAATGGATTTGTTGGAATTGCCACAAGTAGCCCTGTTGCTTTGTTAGATGTCAACAACACAAGCGGTGGCACATCTGGTGGCATTCGTATTTATGCGACAGACCAAGCCTACGCACGATTAAACATTCAAAATGCCAATGGTCAAGCATGGCATCTGGTTGCTGGCAATCCTGGTGCAAGCAATACTGGTTTTGCTATTTATGACGCAACTAATTCAGCGACTCGGGCATATTTTGACGCCAGCGGAAACATAACGTTTAATTCTGGAAATCTAGTTCAAGGCACATCAGGTAAAGGCATCAACTTCACAGCCAACACTCCCGCATCGGGGATGACAAGCCAGAATTTGAATTGGTATGAAGAAGGTACTTGGACAGCAACAGATCAAAGCGGTGCTAGCTTAACTTTTACTGCTAACCGAACAGCGACTTACATTCGCATTGGCAGTCAAGTGACCGCTTGGTTTGATATTACTTATCCAGCTAACGCCAGCGGCGCTGCCGCAGTAATATCTTTGCCAATTAAAAACGGCCCAACACATGATGCTTCTGTATGTTGGGGATATATTACCTACGCTACTGCAATAACAGGCGATATTGCGCGTAACCAGTCTTATTTTTACCCTAGCACTCTTGGTGGCGCAAACGTAACCAATGCAGCTCTTTCTGGTGTTCGGATGATTGGCACAGCCATATACACAACGATTTAAGGAAAACAAATGTCTTTGACCAAAGCAAGCTATTCAATGATTACTGGCGCATCACAGAATGTGCTGGACTATGGTGCTGACCCAACTGGAGCAACTGATAGCACAGCGGCTATTGCTGCGGCTATTGCTGTTGGTGGCTGCATTTGGTTTCCTAAAGGCGTTTATAAATGCAACATTACTTTAAGCGGCGCAGAAGGAATTTATTTGCTTGGTGAATCAGAAGGTCAATATGGCACTTCTGGCGCACGATTAATACCTGCCAATACGTCATTGCCAGTTGTTAATATGACAACTGATTGCATTAGTTGCATACTTGAAAATTTTATTATTGATTCAAAACTTGATAGCTCTTATTCAAACACAGGGATTGGTGTGCAGTTATATGCAAGAAGTCCCCATTTCGTTTGGAGATGTGCTGTTCGCCACATTTTTATTCGTGGTTTCCAAGATGGGTTGGTAATTGATTGTGATATAAATGCAAGTGAAGTATTTGATTGCGATTTTCAAGACATAGAATGTGTTGGTATTTCACGTTATTCTTTTAAAACCCGAGGCGTTTATAACCGTTTTGGTAAATTATTTGCTACGCAATGCGGTATTTCTGGCGGTAGTCAACCTACTTCTGATTATGCAATATATCACGATGGTTCTAATTGTTTCTTTGATAGTGTTGTCAGTGATGGTCGTCATTATTGGGCCGGTACAGGTGACTTTGTAGGTGTTGCAGTAATTGAGGCAATTTATGGCGCTGGCGTTGGTTCTGGCTATCCAGCAATGGAATTAACTGGAACTGGATACAATACTTGGGCAAAAGTTCGTATAAATGGCGTGCCAGCGTCTAAGTATTCAATTGGTGTGCGACTTGCTGGAACTGGTCAAACAATAGGTGATATTGTTGTTGAAGGTGCAAACTATCCAACAACACCTGTATTGTTTGCCAATGGGTCAACAGGTATTCTTGGAAACGCTACTCAACCAAGTTCAGCAACTAAAGCGGCTCAACCTGCTGGCTGGAGCTTTACTGGTAGCGTTAGTGACATTATTTCTGGCGCTGGCCCTGCACCTTTCCCATATCTTTTTAAAGATGCTTGGGACGGCACAAGTTTTATTGTTCCTAATGGCGTTTGGAACTTAGTTCTTAATCCCAATGCTTCTCCATTAGCATCTGGTAATTTAACAATGCCTCAGACTAATCCTCCTTTGGATGGTCAAGTGTTGCGTATTTCAACAACCAAAACTATTACGTCTATGACGTTTACAACAACTGGTAGCTATTCTTTCTGGAGCGGTGCAACTATTACGCAATCTTTTTCGGCTGGTGCAGCAGTAGGATTTATTTTCCGAGCAGCCGATAACAAATGGTATCCAAACTAATCATGGCTATCACTTATAAATGGTCAATCCCTAAAATGACGGTGAACAACGCCGCTGACGGTGTTGTAATCTACGCCGATTGGCTATGTGTCGGTACGGATGACGTAAACAATTTGACCGCTGCGGCTGCTGGTACGGCTAAGTTGGGTGAGCCAGCAAACCCGTTTACACCTTATGCAGACTTGCAACCTGAGCAAGTTTTAGCTTGGTGCTTTGAGCCTGTAACTTACACTTTGGTTGATGATATTCGTAACACAACCACTACAATTACGACTAATCTGCAACCAGACACAGAAGCCCAAGTAGCGGGTCAATTAGCTCGTCAACTGGCTGCTATTGCTGCTAACCCACCTCTGCCTTGGATTAAACAGGAAACAACATCATGAGCAATCCTTTAAACGTTACATACGTTGACCTTGTTGGACCAACAATATCTGCTGCTTGGTTAAATGCAGTTAGTGCTGCTGCATTAGCTGTAGAGGGAACTACTCCCACAAACATTACATCTACGTCTGGTCAAACAGTGTTTACTGTTCCTAGTAGCGCAGTAGGTATTGTTTACATAAACGGTATCTACCAAATACCTGGAGTTAGTTTTAGCCGTACTAACAGTACTACCATTACTTTTAGTGCTGGTGTTCCTCTTAACGCTATCGTTACTGTGTTGTGAGGTTGACATGGAAAACACTACAACCGTTAGCCACGAACAGATCTACGAACGACTTATTAAAGTTGAAGCTAAAGTAGATGCTATTGAGAAGAACACTAAAGAACTTATTGAAGCATTTTCTGCTCTTAAAGGTGCTTTAAAAGTTCTAGATTGGATTGCTTCTTTAGCTAAACCCATTGGCATCATTACTGTGGTTGTAGGCAGCATTGCTGTAGCTTGGCATTCCTTAACAGGAAAGTAAGTTAAATTAATTTAGAGGAATCAAAATGATTGATCCCATAACAGCCCTAGCAGCGATACAGTCTGCCGTTAAGCTTGTCAAGAAGATGAGTCAGACGGTAGATGACGTTAATTCGCTTGGGCCTGTATTGGGCAAATATTTTGATGCTAAGAACAACGGTGTTCAAGTAATTAAAGAAGCTAAAGATTCGGGCAATGCCTCTAACATGAGCATTGCTATTCAAATTGAAATGGCTTTAGAACAAGCTAAACAGTTTGAGTCTGAGCTTCAAATGTTATTCATGCAAGCTGGCAAAGTAGATGTTTGGAACAAGATTAAGTCTCGTGCTGGTGAGATGGACAAAGCTGACAAGTATGCTGAACAAGCAGCTAAAGACCGAGCTAAGAAACAAAAAGAAGAACAAGAAGAGTTTTTTATTATTGGTCTTGTACTTGTGTTAGTTCTTGTGCTTGGCTATGTAGGCTATTTGTTTATTGAAGAAAGTGTTGACTATGCTAAAAAGAATAGCCATCCTACTCATCATACTAAGCATTGATGGTTGTTCTGATAGGTATCGGTATACCTGTCAAGACTTTGATCATTTCCAAGATCCCGAGTGTCAGCGTCCTAAATGTTTGTTTACACAGACATGTCCTGACTATTTAGTTGCACCAGTACTGGAGAAACAAGTTGAATCTGTTCAGCAACCACCCAGAACACAAACTAACCGCTGAAGAAATAGAAGTCCGTATTTGGGCTATTGTGGTGCTTTGCATCACTGGTATTCTGTTCTTTATTGTTATCTGTCTCTTGTATTCTGTTACGTTTGTGGTGCAGCCAATCAAGGCTATGGCTCCTATAGACCAGGCTTACACCAAGATGCTTAACGACATTGTGTTGTTGTTGGTTGGTGGTATTGGAGGCATTGTTGGTAAACGAGTTGCTGGTGGTGTAGCTGGTACGTTAGCTGGTGTTAAACAAGCTACTAACCCAACACCACAACTATGTGTAGCTCAACCAATGAGCTACTACCCACAACCTAATCAACCAGTTAACAATACGTTTGGAGCTATGCCTACGTTTGTTAACCCAGAGTTTGATGAGTCGTGGAGAGCACCTCCACCTCCTACAACATCTTCAGATCATCTACATCCTGAACGAGAAGAGATAGCGGCTGAAAGAGCTGCTGCATCAAAGGAAACAGAATGACTTGGTTCTTTACTTTCTTCAGTGATTTGTTTTACATCTTAGCTCTAGTTGCATTGGTTGGTGGTGTAGCTTTATACGGTGTTAGCTATTTAGCTAAACTGTTACCTGTTATTGCTACCTATGCTTTGCTTATGCAAATAGGTGGAGTTGTATTAGCTTTAAGTGGAGGCTACTACGTTGCAGACCATAGAGGTTATGAACGTCGTGTAGCTGAAGATAAAGCAGAGATTGATAGGTTAAATGCTGAAGCTAGAGCTAAAGAAGCAGAACTAGCCCAAACATTAAAAGATAAAACTGCAGCACTTAGAAAGGCTAACAATGCTATTCAAGCCAAAAAGACTGATATTGTTAAGCGCATTGACTCTGGCGAGTTGCGCTTCCCCTCCACCTGTGGTGTACAAACCAGTACAGATGCCGGAACTGCCGGAGGAGATACAAAAGATGGAACCGAATCTGAACGACAGGCTCTTAAAGATATTGTCTCTATCGCAGCAGAAGGCGACACAGCCATTACCAAGCTCAACGCCTGTATCGACACCTACAACGCAGTAAAGGATAAGGTCAATGTTAAACAGTGATCAACTCCAAAAGTTAGGGATTAGTCCCGCATGGGTTGATGGTTTAAACAAAACCTTTGACCGCTTTAACATTTCTACACCTCACCAACAAGCTATGTTTATTGGTCAGTGTGGGCATGAGTGTGCTAACTTTAAAATCTTAGAAGAGAACTTAAACTACAAAGCAGCTACCTTAATGAAGCTGTGGCCTAAACGTTTTCCTACTTTAGAGATTGCTAACCAGTATGCCGGAAACCCAAAAAAGATTGCCAACATGGTTTACGCAAACCGAATGGGAAACCGTGAAGAAGCTTCTGGAGACGGGTTTCGTTTTCGAGGAAGGGGTTGCGTTCAGCTTACCGGCCACGCAAATTATTATCACGCCGGACAAGCCCTTGGATTCGATTTTGTCATGCACCCAGAACTAATAGCTACACCTGAATACGCTGCTTTGACTGCTGGATGGTTTTGGGACACTCACAAATTAAATGCACCTGCTGATGCTTGGGACTTTGTGAAGTGTACAAAAATTATTAATGGTGGGACAATTGGACTTGATGAACGCCGTAAACATGCGGAGCAAGCTCTTGTTGTTTTAAACGGATAATAGCTGTACACTCTGTTATTAGGAACATTTTATGTCTTACAGATCTAGATGGGACAATGGTTCCTGGCTAGTTATATGTGACCAGTGCGGTCGCAAATACAAAGAAAGTGAGTTACGGTTACGTTGGGACGGACTTATGGTCTGCCAAGGTGACTGGGAACCTCGTCAACCTCAAGACTACGTACACGGTGTTGCTGATATTCAGACACCACCATTCGTTAGATCAGAGCAGCAAGATCAATTTATTTTTGTATGTGACCTCATTGGTATCAATGGGGTTGCAGACTATGGCGTAGCTGATTGTGCTGCTGCTAACAAAGATAACGGATACCGTCCTGTGTGTACCCTAGAGGGTTCATACGCTATACCTAGCTCAGGTATTCCTGGCTGTATGGTTCCTAGTAAGATAGCTCCAGGCTTAAACAGCTTCCTTATTGGATAAACAACATGAGTTCTACCTACAGTATTAGCAGCAGTCAAATCATATCCCTAGCATTAGGTCGGTTAGGTGTTCTTGAAATTGGAGATACTCCTGATTCAAACACCTACGCTAATGCTTTGATGGCTCTTAACTTGCTCATTAAACAAGCAAGTATTGATGGTCTTAAGCTGTGGAAGATCTCTGAGTTGATTATACCGACTACAGCTAATCAAACTACATACACACTGGGTGGATCTTCTTCTACGTTGATGTATGACTCATTGAATCCTACGGTGGCTATTACTGACAAACCTTTGAAGATCATTCAAGGGTTCTACCGTAACATCCAAGTGTCTCCTCCTATTGATACGCCTGTATTACTTGTATCTAAACAAGAGTACAACGTATTGGGATCTAAGTTCTCTACTGGTACTGCTAACACTTTGTTCTACGATCCACGTAGCACATACGGTGTGTTGTATGTGTACTTGACTCCTGACCTTAACTCGCAGACTAACATTCAGTTGCACGTAATTGCTCAGATGCCTATCAATGACGTTACCTTAAACACTGGTACGTCTACTGATACTCCTGACTTTCCTATTGAGTGGCAGAACTATTTGGTCTGGGGACTAGCTGATGAGCTGTCTATGCAGTACGGTGTTCCTATGAACTATCGTCAAGAAATTATGCAACGTGCTGCTATGTACAAAGAGAAGCTGTCTGATTGGGACGTTGAAGCTTCTAGTACTTTCTTTATGCCTGAATTTAGGTCTACCAACACTAACTCTTACGGACGGTAAGCATGACTACCGAACGTATTGCTCTTACCCAACCTATTGAAAGTCGTAGCGGGTCTTTTGCTACTGACTCGTACTGTGCTAACGTTTTCTTTGATAGCAGCGGTGGTAAGCGTGATTGGATTAAACGTCCTGGGTTGCAATACGTTACTCAAGTAACACCCGTAACTCCACCCGCTTACACCCAAGCACAAGGGTTAACCCCATACAACGGTAACTTGGTTGGTGTTATTAATAACACGGTGTATCAGATTAATCCTAGTACTCCGTCTGTGAGTACCATTGGTACTACGTCTGCATCTACTAGTCAGAGCTACTTTGTAAGGACATTCCTTGACTCTTACTTATTTATCCAAAACAAAGTCAACGGTTATCTACTTACTCAAGGCGGCTCTTTTAGTGCTATTGGTAATACCTACCTTGTCAATATTAGCATTGACAATCCTGGGCTTAATTACAGCAGTGGTATTACCCTTAGCCTTTCTGCTAGTGGCGCTGCTGCTACCGCCACTGTTACTAACGGGCTTATTAGTACTGTAACCCTGACTAACCCTGGTAGCGGTCTTAGCTCTGCTGGTACTTGTACAGTTAACCTTCCTGCTACTCAAACACCTACTGCTACAGGCTCTAATGGGTTCTATGAGATCGTTGTATCCAGTGCTACGGGTGTATATACAGGTATGTACGTTACAGGTACTGGTGTGGCTCCTAACGCTTACATTACTAGCATCAACGGTACAACCCTTACGTTGAACATTGCTAATGTTGCTGACGTATCTGGTACGGTTACTATTCAAGACTTAGGTAACGGAGCTGTGTTAACTCCAGCTCTTAACTCGTTCCCTAGTGGTCCGTTTGTATCTGGTGCTGTGTTCCTAGACAACTATGTGTTTATAGGTACAACTAATAACCGCATCTACAACTGCAACCTTGGTGATCCTAAATCTTGGAACGCTCTTAGCTTCTTAAGCTTTGAACAGACTACAGATACCCTTGTTGGTATTGCTAAACATTTGAACTACCTCATAGCCTTTGGTGCTACTAGTACGCAATTCTTCTACGATGCTGGTAACTATCCTGGTTCTCCTCTTGCACTAGCTGCCAGCTACACCAATGAAATTGGCTGTGCTAATGGGGACAGCATTGTTGCTACTAGTAACACGGTACTGTGGGTTGGTACTACTCGTACGTACGGCAAGTCTGTGTACATTATGGATGGTGTATCTCCTGTTAAGGTGTCTACTAGCCACATTGATCGTCACTTAGAAGCTGATGACTTAGTTAACGTACGTGCCTATTGCTACAAGACTAGTGGTCATACGTTTTACGTCTTAACTCTTATTAATTCAAACAAGACTCTTGTGTACGACATTGATGAAAAAATGTGGTACACATGGACTCAATGGGCTATGGCATCTAACGATCAACCTAACCCAGGTACGTACTATGAGATGTACTTCCGTCCTACGTTCTATGCTGAGTTGAATAACATTCCCTACTGCTTAGATGACGACAGGGCTATCCTGTACCAGTTGAACACTGAAGTTTACCAAGATAACGGACAACCTATCTACTGTAGGTCTGTTACTAATATCATGGACAACGGTACTACTAAACGTAAGTTCTATGGTCGTTTAGAAATAGTTGGTGATAAGGTAGCTGGTACTATGTACATTAGTCATTCAGGTAATGACTACGTTAGTTACTCTGTACCTCGACCTGTTAATCTAAATGCAACTCGTTCTCAAGTGTATTTAAGTGGTGCTGATCGCCGTAGGTCTTGGCAGTTCTTGTGTACAGATAATGTGCCTCTTCGCTTAGATGTTGCTGAGATTGACTTCCGCATAGGTGAGATGGATCAAGAGCAAGGTGTTGGTGGTAATCCCCAATATAAAAGGTAAGACATGAGTACAGATGTAACCGTTGATAGCAGCAATAACTCTCTAGCTAAAGTTCAGTTTAGAGAGAACATCTTGAATGTCCAAGAGGGCATGTTAAAGATGGCTGCTGAAGGTCTGATGAAAGACACCTTACCTGACTGTAAATTAACTCACCACTACGCCCCTATTGATGAGAAGTACGGTTGTGGCACTTATGCCCGACAAATGTTTATTCCCAAAGGTACGCTAATCATAGGTAAAATACATAGGCATCAGCATTTAAACTTTATCATGCAAGGTAAAGTCGCTGTGTCAACAGAGTTTGGGCCAAAGTATTTTGAAGCTCCCTGCATCTTTGTTTCTGAGGTAGGTCTTAAGCGTGCTGTTATTGCAGAAGAAGATACTATCTGGGTAACAGTTCACCTCACAAAACACTTGGGTGAAGAGAATCTAGACAAGATGGAAGAAGAAGTTATTGCTCCTTCTTACGAAGAACTAGGTTTAATTGCCTCAACTAAAGAACTTCTCACGGAGAACTAAAATGACTTTTGGAATTACTGCAGGTGGTTTAGCTGCTGGCTTAGGTATAGCTGGTGGTATTAACTCCCTTACTGGTGGCGCTATTACTAATGCCTTGGGGTTTGGTGGCTCTGGGCCTGGCTCTGCTACTGCTCAAGCTAATCCAATGGCTCCATACCAAGCTCAATTGGCTCAGATGTATGCTGGTTATTTGCAGCCTGGACAGAGTGCAAACATTCAACAGATGCCTGGGTACACCCAATTCCAAACAGGTGTTGTTGATCCTGCTATGGCTGCTAACAAAGCCAGTGCTGCTACCTCTGGTATGTTGTACTCTGGTAATGAAGAAGCTGCCCTACAGAAGCTTGGTCAACAAAGCTACTCTGGCTTTATGACTAACTACTTAAGTCAACTGTCTGGTGGTGCTGGTGCTGGATTTAATCCTGCTGCTGCAGCTCAACTTGGTATGCAACAACAACAAGCTGGTTGGCAAGCTCTTGGTCAAGGTATTGGTGCTGCGGGTACTGCTGGTTTGTTTGGTACTAATAACATGTACACCAATCCTACTGGAGCACAAGTGTTAGGTATGCAAGCAGCTAATGCTGGTAACGCTTCTATGGTAGGCGGTGGTATGTCGTCTATGGCTGGTGGAAGTAGCGCACCTACTGCTGGTATGGATTTCAGTGGCTACACTGGTGGATAAGGAAATAATATGCCACTCTTAATGTCCGATGTAGCTGCTGGTAGTCAAGCTGCTTTACAGCTTCAACAGAACATGGCTGCAATGCCTAATGTTCAGCAAGAGCAGCAGCTCAAGCTACAACAAAAACAAGCCAATGTTGAACGCAGTAAACTTGCTAACTTAATAACCGACTCTGGTTTTAAAGCATCTCAGGACTCTAAAGCTGCTTTACAAAAGCTTGCTAGTAGCCCTGAGTATCAAACTGCTGACGATGTTAAACGTCTGCAGATGATGGCTGCTAGACAGTTTGAATCTGGTGATGTTGAAAATGGTGCTAAGACTCTACAGTCTTCTGAGCTGTATGCCTCTCGTAAGATTGCTGATAGCCAAAAACAACTAGATCAAAATGCCCAACAAATAGGTAATGCTTATGGTGTTATTTCTGCTGTACCTGATGATCAAGTAGATTCTTTTGTAGCAAAGCTTCCTGAAGCTAATCGTAAAGCATTGGTAGACCAAGTAGGCCAAGAAAACTGGGACAAGATGTCTGGTGCTGAGAAAAAAGAAGCTACTAAGAATTTAATGCTTAATGCTAAAGGCCAATTAGCTACTCAGCTCAAATCTATTGAAGTTGATAAAGCAAAACTTCATGCAGAATCTAACGAGCGTATTGCTCGTATCCGTGCTGATGCTCTTATTGAAGCCAGAATGATTAGTCATAGTGGTGGCTCTGATAAAGAAGAGCGTTTGGGTTGGAGTTCTTACGAACGTGCTGACCAAGCTATTGATAGGTCTTCTGAAAAACCTTTGGCTGCTCTTGAGAAGAAAGTTCAAGAGGCAGAAGCTGCTCGCACTAAAAGCATTCCTTGGTACTCTAGAGAACCTAGCGATGCTGCTAACACTGCATACATCAAAGCTGTTAAAGAAAAGAATGAGTTTGAACAAAAGCTTGTTAAGAGGAAGCTAGACCTTGCTGTCAGTGCTCCCGAGTTCCCTGGAAAGAAAACAATTGTTGAAGAGTTGCAACGTCAACTAGCTTCCTATGTTCCTCCAGAAGACGACAAGCCTAAAGCTGCTCCTAGCAGAGGTAAGATTGAAACTCCTGCTGCAGCTAAAGGTGATGTTACTAGTAGCAAACCTAGTGCTCCAAAGTTTGAGGAAGGTAAAGTTTACACCGATGCTAATGGCAATAAAGCAAAGTATGTAAATGGTAAATGGGAGCCACAATAATGGCTTTTGATCCTAGTACCGCTACGTTAGCAGAAGATAAACCTGCTGCTAAAAGCTTTGATCCATCTACAGCTACTCTTGCTGAACCACCTAAAAGAATAGGTGCTACTACCCCAGAACAACCTGGGTCTATTCACAACATTATTCGTACCTCTATTGAGTCTGTACCCAGTGCTGCTGCGGGTATTACAGGCTTTGGTACTGGTGCAACCTTAGCTGCTCCCGTTGCTGCTACTGTAGCCCCGTTAACAGGCCCATTTGCACCCATTACTGCTGGTGCTATTGAGTTAGCCGGTGGTCTTGGTGGTGCATTTGTTTACTCTGGTGCTGCTCAAAAAGTAACAAATATGTTACATGAAGCATTTGCTCCAGAGGATTACAAACAACGTCAAGCTGAGAAGGCACAGTACCCTTACGGAACATTTGCTGCTGAGACTCTTACTAACCTTGCAGGTATGTCTCCTAAGACCATACCTGAAGTTGCAGGTAAGGTGTTGACTAAACCTCTGGTGCAACGTGCAGCAGGTGCAGGCTTACAAGCAGGTATTGAAGCTGGATCAGAGTTTGTAGAGACTGGTAAGGTTGACCCAATTAAGGTAGGTGCTAGTGCTGCTGCTGGTGCAGCTATGCCTGGGTTTAATCGTGCTGGTAAAAGCTTGTTTGAAGCAGGTGAGAAGACTGCTCAAGCTGTATTGCCTAAACCAAAAGCTGCAACTGCCCCTTCAATGCCTCCTGAACCTCCTCCTGGTGCTACAGAGGGAGAGAAGGCTGTCTTCTTGCAGAAAGTTAAGGAGATTCAAAAGGAACGTGAGTCTAAGTCTCCTCTGGTTCAAACTGCTATTAAGAACAAAGAGACTGGTGAGATTGAACCTCTTGGTCCTAAGCACAGTGAGAAGCGTAAAGCAGAAACTAAAGACACCCATGATCAAGGGTTCCTTACAGAAGATGGTCGCTTCTTAGATCGTAAAGAAGCTGTTGATCAAGCTAAGAGTACTGGTCAGATCCCTGAAGATCACAAGCTTCAAATACCTGAAGATGGTCTGCATAGTGGTGATTTGCGTAGTGCTGGTGATGACCGCTTTAAGCTGGCTGATGTTCCTGCTTCTATCGAAGGTATCCCTGTTACCACTGGCTTAGATAAGATTCGTGCTGACGGATCTAGAGTTGGTGCTACTACTCGTCGTGATGCTGAAGGCAATCCCCTCCGTATTGATCTCAACATAGATCATTTGTACCAACAGTTTGAAGACAAACCTTGGACTCAACCAAAGGTAGAAGGTGTAGAACCTTTACCAGAAGATGCGTTTAAGACTCCCCAAGAGTGGATTGACTTTGTTATTCAACACGAAGCAGAACACGTTAAGACTCCTCGTGTAGAAGGTCAAGAAAAGGGTGCTTACGAAGATCAAACCAACAAAGCTGCTCTTAAAACATTAGCAGAGAAAAAAGCTAGCTCATCTGGTGAGCTACCCCCTGAGCCTCCCAAAGAAGCTCCCGTAGATCGCACTAAAACTTCTCCTCGTGATGTTGCTACTGAGCAAGAGATGTATGACATTGCTGCAGACATCTACGCCAAACATGGTGAAGTAGATGCTGTTAAGTTCTTTGAAGGATTTAAAGAGTATCAAAAGTCTTGGTTAGAACCTGTTAAGGAAACCGAGAAGTTTGTTGGTATGAATATCAACAACAAAATGGCTGATGCTCGTATCATTCACAACGAAGCTAAACGGATGGCTGAAGCTATTCCTGATGCTGCTCGTAGAGAAGCTATTGCAGAGGCTGTTGACAAGGGTGATCTCTCTGGTCTTAGCCCAGAAGAAGTTAAAATTGCTGAGAAGTACCAAGAGCTTGTTAAAGCAATTGGTGAAAAAGCTGTTGAGAAGGGTGTCGTTAAGGGTCTGCTTGAAGACTACGTAACCCACATCATTGATTGGGCTGGTGCTCCTAAAGGTGCTCGTGAAGAGTTTATCCAAGCGTTACTAGGAACACCTAGTGAAGCTGGTGCTATGCGTGGCATGACCACCGAGTCTAAGTTTGGTAAGCAACGTGTCTTTAAAACCTTTGCTGACTTAGAAGCCTTCATCAACGAAACTAACTCTCGTATTGCTGCTAAGGGTGACAGTCAGTGGCGCTTACAGATTAAAACCAAAGACATTGCAGAGATCTACAAAGAATACGCAAGCTCAATGCAAAAAGCAATTGAGAACAAAACCCTTGTGGATAACTTAAAACAAGTTCGTAATGTCAATGGTGAGTCTCTGATCCGTGAGGTGACTAAAGAACAGGCTAAACCGGAAGGTTGGGAAATGATGGAGAGTCCTCAGTTTGCTGGCTATGCCGTGCATCCTGACCTGGTTGCTCCATTGAAGTTTGTGTTTGACTCTGGTCCTGGTGACTTGATGAAAGCATTGGGGACTATTTCTCAAGCTGCTAAACGTATTAACGTTATTGGATCGTTCTTCCACGCTAAGTCTCTGTTAGAAGTTATCTCTAGTACAGGCATTCCTATTTGGACTCCTGCTAAAGAGTTAGCTCTTAGTGCTGGTGATAAGTTACTAGGAACAAAGAACGCTGCTATCACTAAAGCTCTTGATCAATTCCGTAACGGTGGTCTGGGTGACAGTATTGACAAATGGATTCGAGAAGGTGGTCTTCAGTTAGAGATGCCTGAAGATGTATCTCAAGGTCTACTTGCTGCAGGCGGTAAGTTTGCTGATCAAATGATTGCTAAGTTTGGTCCCCGTACTCGTATCCTTGAGAAATCTTTGAGTGCTACTGAGAAGCTTACTCTTGGTCTATTTGATAAGTTTACCTGGGACTACTTGCACACTGGTGGCAAATTGATGGTTGCA